TGTCGTGGGTGGCCTGCGGAACGCCGTTTTCAGTCGTGTTGGTAGCCATCTGTTCATCTCCTGCGGCGGCAACTTCGGTTGAGAATAGCACCATCTCGTCTTCAAGGGAACCGATCCTGTCGGCCAACCCGATCTCGATGGCTTCGTTCGCATCAAAGGTCAATGCCTCTGTTTTGCGGACTGCCCCATCATCCATCTTGCGGTTCCGCGCCACCGCCGCCGTGAAGACGCCGTAGATGCGGTCGATTCGCTCTTGGATGCGGGATTTTACACCTTCCGGCAGCTTTTCATAGGCGTTGCCATCGACCTTGTGCTTACCGGCGAAGATGAACGTGACCTTGATGCCGACTTCCTTCAGCATCTCGGAATACTCGACGTGCGCGGTGACGACGCCGATGGAGCCCACGCCGCCCGAGCGCGTGACCGAGATCGGGCCTTCCGAGGACGACAGGAGGTAAGACGCGGAATAGCTGTGATCCGCTGCGAACGAGCGCATGGGCTTCTCGCCGCGCGCGCTGAAAATCTTGTCACCCAACTCGAAGCAGCCTGCGACCTCGCCGCCGGGGCTGTCGTGGATGAAGGCAATCCCTTTGACTTCCGGGTCCGCCATGCCGCGCTTCAGGGCTTGTTCGATGTATGTGTAGCCCGTGGCCCACCGTCCAAGCTGCCACGGGAAACGATTCAGCAAGACGCCCATGACGGGGATTTGGAGCACCCCGCCCCGCACGTTGTAGGGCCGGTAGGCCGCGCGCCAGTCGTCGTGGGCGGGCCAGAAGTCCTCCCCGGACATCTGCGTGGTGGCCGAGGCCAGAAACTCGGCCGCGTGCTCATGGGCGACGACGTGCTGGACGCTGGACTGGAAAAGCTGCTGCGCCCCCATGTCGATCAGGAGAGGCGATTGCGTGATCTGTTCGAGCAGCGGGGGCTTAGTCGGCATCGGTCTGTTTCTCCCCTTCGTCCTCGGACGCTTCCTTCTCTCGGGGAGCCCCCGTGATGGCATTGGTCATGTTGTCTTCCAGCAACTCAATGCCCCGCTTGTCGCGCTCTTTCTTCTCGCGTTCCAGTTGGGCATACACCTTCCGCCAGTCTTTGCCAAGTTTCGAGAGTTCGTCTTCGTGGGTGGAGAGGCCATACTTGATCCGCAGCACCGCCGCTTGCGTCTCCTTCAGTTCGTCGATCTGGCCGCGCGCCGCGCCGATCCAAGTCGCCGAGCCGTAGGCTTCCCGCATGAGGGGGTCATAGAAATTGGGCGCGTTGCGCGGCAGCGAGTCGATCCCGCCGATGTTGAACATCTCTTCCAGCCAGAGCAGGAAGACGAAGTTCGCCATGCGGTCGGCGACGATCTTCTTGCGNGACTGCATGAAGCGCCACGTCTGCACCATCGCGGCGCGGGCGCTNGAATAGTTGGTCTTGGTGAAGTCNCGGGACAGTTCCTCNTAGGACACGCCGAGGATCGCNGCGATGTAGCGAAGCACCGACTGCTCGAACTCCTGCCCCACNCCGCTCGGCGCACCGACCTGCCGGATTTGCAGGCGCGTGCCGGGGAAGAAGTGCGGAATCCGCACGCCGTCGATCATCATGTTCCGCGAGCGACCAGCATACTGCGAGATCGCCCCGAGGTATTCGGCCGCATATTGCGCAGCCGCCTGACCGGGGGGCACGTTGCCCGCGCCCATCTGCTGAAACACCGCCTCGGTCGGCAGATCGGACTCGATGCTGGCGGAATACATCGCCGCTACCGCCGCCTGCTGAAGCGTCAGATCGCGGAACTTCTTGGCGATCCGGGTCTCCTTCAGACCGGCCACGATCTCGGCGATGCCGCGCGACTGCGCCACGCGCTGCTGTTCGAGGATGTGAAGGACCTGCGGCCGCCCCCACGGCTTCCGCGCCTTCACATATTTCCACTCCATCGTCTTCTCGGGCTTCCATGCGACATCCGAGGGGTGTGCCTCGCGGATGTAATAGCCCAGAGGCTTGCCGTAGTGGTTGATGTGGACGCCGCCGCGCACCTTCTCGTCGATGGCGTATTCCTTGCCCCACGGAGTCGAAAGCCGGTCGGTATCGACGAACTGGATCGCGGTCTTGAAGGGGCGCGGCTGTTCGCGCAACCATTCGGCCGTCGCCAGAACCTCGCCGCCCATCGCATAGACGCCAACCGCCAGTCGGATCATGGCCGTGAAGTCGTTGACACCGGCCGCGTCGAACCAGTGGTTGTCCGAGGTCGCCGACAGCATGAACTTCGCTTCGACCTCCTGCTGGAACTCTTCGCCCCATTTCTCGTCGAGCCCGAGCACCCGGAGGTTGGGCTGCGAGTTGAGCAGATACATCGAACCGACGATGTGGTCGCGGTGAAGCTGGTTGCCTGTCTGGACGTAGCCGTCGTTGCGGCGCATGTCGCGGACGCGCGCGTCGAGAGTCCCCTTCTCGGGCAAAATCTCGGCATCGGCCGACAGGAGCGCCGGTTGCCACAGGGTCAGCGAACGGTCGAACTGGTTCGCCGCGTCATAGGCTCCCCCGATGGCGAGATCGCGCGAAGCACCCCCGCCCACCAGACGGTCGATGTCTGCGGCGATCTCGGCCGGGCTCGATTTCTCGTTCATCACATCCATACGTTCAACGGCCCCATGCCGCCCCCCACTCCGAGTTGCCGTTGCAGGTCCGCGATGTAGGCGGCCAGCTTGTTCGCGCTCGCCTGCACATACTCGATGCGCTCGCCGTTCTGATCGACGAAGACCTTGGCGGCCTGCCCGGTCATCAGCAGATCATACTGCGCCTCGGCGTTGTCGAGCCGCTGCTGAAGGAGCGCGCGTCGTTGCGGGGTCAGAAAATCCATGCAAGGCTCCTACGCGAGATCATCAGCCAGTTTCCCCAGATCATACTTCGGCGCGACCGTTTTTTCAAATGGCGTTGTTTGCGACGACGGATTGAAGACAAGATCGTTCTTGTTCCACTCGGCCGCCCACCCCGGAGGGTCGTTCCAGTCGATGAACTCTAGCCCGATCTGCTGCGTGAGACCAGATGCAAAAGCATACGAGAGAAGGTCCCAAGACTCGTTGCGATACTTGTTCGGGTTGTCCCACTTGCCGTTCGCCAGCCGGACCTCCACCGTGAGTTCGGTGTAGAAATTGTCGGGGAGCCAGTTGGGGAAGTTGATCCGGCCGCCGCGCGCTTCCGTCCGGTCGAGCATCTTGTCCACCGCGTCCTTCAGCAGATTCGAGCCGAGGAACAGCACGGGGATTTCTCCGCGCGCGCCAGCGTGCCGGTCCTTGCGCTGGCTGTCAGGGTATCCGAGCCGGACGCGCGGGGCTGTGGGCGACGGGTCCCCCTTGATCAGAAGGAACCGGGGGAAGAGGCTCTGGTCCCACTCGTATTCCCCTTGCTCCTGCGGCAGCGGCGTCCCATCGTCCTCGGTTTCCAGTTCGGCCGCGTTCCCGCTGCGCAGCCAGCGCACGAAGTTGTAGGCCGTCGCGGTCACGCCCGCCTTACCGCCCGAGTCCGAGAGGGTCATCTTGATCGGCATGTGCCTGCCGGACCCGTCGGAAAGCGGATAGGTCTTCTGCATGACCTCTTCGACCAGCAGCTTCCAGTCTTCGAGATACGCGCCGGGGTTGACCCAGAACCGCTCGCCGTCCTCGTCGCGGCGCTTGGACTTCTTGATGTCGAAGCGATCCACGATCCAGATGTCGCCACCGACACCGATCCCGTGGATTTGGACCACGAAGCGGTTCTTCTGCACGTCGATGCAAGCCACGAGGAAGCGAACGCCCGAGGGCACGACCCGGATGCCATAGTCCTTGGCGCGGGCTTTCAGCGTCTCGGGGAGGCGCGCGTCAGATACCGACTTCGGGGTGTAGGGAAGCGCCTGATCCGTCTGCACCGTGGCCTTCAGCCCGCGCTCGCTCCCGGTCTCCTGATATTCCTTCTCGGCGGTCAGGTATTTGAAGACCATCGTGGGCCATGTCACGAAAGTCGCGGCCGGGCCTTTGAGCCAGAACGAACCGATGTTCGAGCGCGCCGCCTTGCCCCCGATCTGCCCGTCGGGGAGCCACATCTGCCCGTCCTTGATCCAGCGCCCGGCCCGATTCAACTCGTGCTTGCCCGGCAGCGTGCCGGGCTCGTGGGTGTAGCGCGTGTTGCAATGCGGACATTCCATGTAGCAGGCTTCCGCCGCCTCCATGAGATCGTCCGACTTGGGCCACTTCAGCAGGGAGAAGTCCGGCTCGAAGGCCATGCGGCACTTCGGGTTGACGCACTTCCAGAGCCAGCGGCGGCGGTCGCCCCGGTTGTAGAGTTTCAGGATGCCTTCGGTCGGCGGTGCTTCATGCCGGGTCTTCGGCACCCACCCCTTCGGGTTGGTGACATAGAAGCCGGGCGACGATTCGGCCGCGCACATGCCGTGGGATTGGAAGGACGTGGCGCGCTTCAGCGCGAGATCGAAGGGCTCGCCTTCGTCGTCCACGTCCTGATCCATCCTGTCATAGTCCGACAGCCACAGTCGGGGGATCGGGCGTCCCGATAGCTGGTTGATCGTCGGCCACGCCAGCGACAGAATCATCCCGCTCCGATACCGCTTGTCGAAAGTGTTGTCCGCGTTGCGGCGCTGGATCAGCCGCTCGCCGACCTTTTCCGAGTGCCGGTGCAGACGGTCGATTCGACGGATGCTGAAGTCCCGCGCTGCGTTCTGGTCCTTCTCGATCAGCATGAGGTCAGCGGGATCGCAGATCGCGGTGTAGGTCAGCCAGTTCAAGAACATATCGGTCTTGCCCGCCTGCGCAGGTCCGGCGAAGATCATCGCCGTGTAGCTGACCGAGTTGAGCACGTCCATCGGCTCGACGAGGTATGGCGTCGTGAGGTTGCTCCACGGGCCGACGTAGCTGCCTTGGTTGTTTAGCTGGCGGTATTTCTCTGCGGCTTCCGAGACCGTGAGTCGCTCGGCGGGACGCACACCTTCTGCGGCCGCCACCACCATTTCTTCGATTGATCCGAACATCTCACCCATCGAGATACCTCAACGCCGCTTCGAGGATTTTTCTGTCGTCCTGCAAAAGCCCGAGCGCCCTATTGCACCGATTGCACAGAAGGCCCCGAACACGGCCCGTGTCGTGGCAATGGTCGATGTGAGGGCTATCCGTCTTGCTGTCAGGGACCTCGGACAACGGTGCGCGGCAAATAGCACAGGCGCAATCTTGCTCTGCCATCATCCGGTCAAAATCTTCCAGCGTTATCCCGCGCTCCTTGCAACGCTTTTCGCGCTCGTATCGCCGCGCCTTCTCGATGTTCCGAGAATACCAGCCCCGGCATCGCTCTTTGGCTTTTTCCGGGTGGCGCTCTCGGTAGAGCCTAGAAGACTCGCGGGCTTTGGCCCTGCGTTTCTCGATGTCTTTATACGCCATCACACCAACCTCGAAGCATCGTCGTCCTCCGTGGGCACAACTTCCACCACGCCCGCTTCGGCCGACGATGGCGGGGTCTTCTTGATGTTGGGCATCTGCACCAGCTTCTTGTGGATGTCAGCCTGAAGACTGTCCGCCATCTTGATCAGCATGTCGCGCTGCTCGGGGGAGAGGCCCATCGAACGATCCACCATGTCGGGCCAAAGCTGCATCGTGAACTTGATGGTCTGGAAGACCTCCCCCAGAACCTCCATCACCGATTCAGTCCGCCAGAGATGGCCCGCGTCAGCCTCCCACTGTTGCCGCTTCCGCATGGCCGACCAGTAGGACTCCTGAAGGTGGGGCGGCAGTTCCGACGGCCGCATCTGTTTCAGGTGGGTCTCGATGTCGAAGACGGGCGTGACCAAGAACTGCGCGGCGTGCTTCAGGTCATAGACATGCCCGGCCTTCCGGCGCTGGATCGGCGTGGCATCGCGCAGCTTCTTTCGGACAGTGGTGGGGTCCATCCCGAAGACCGTGGCGAGCCAACCGACGGT